GCCAAAGGTAAAAGCAGAACAATATCTCAAAGATGTGATGAATCGTTATCGTAACAAGTTGGTGTATGATGCATCAACTGGTGAGATTCGTGACGATAGAAATCATATGAGTATGTTGGAAGATTTCTGGCTCCCACGGCGAGAAGGTGGTAGAGGCACAGAAATTACAACGCTGCCCGGTGGACAAAATCTGGGTGAGATTGAAGATATCGTTTACTTCCAAAGAAAACTGTTTAGGTCACTGAATGTTCCTATTTCAAGATTAGAAGCAGAGTCTCAATTCACTCTTGGTCGCTCTACAGAAATTACCCGTGATGAACTCAAGTTTACAAAGTTTGTTCAGAGGATACGAAAAAAGTTTGTTCCATTATTCACTGATATTCTAAAAACACAACTTCTGTTGAAAGGTATCATATCTCCTGACGATTGGCCTAATATACAAGAACACATTCAGTATGACTTCTTAGCTGACGGTCATTTCTCAGAGTTGAAGGAAGCAGAACTCCTCAATGACAGAATTAATACTCTGAATCAAGTGGAGGCATATGTCGGCACCTTCTTTAGTAAACAATGGGTGCAAAAGAATGTTTTACGATTGACTGATCTTGAGATTGAAGAAATGCAGAAACAGATAAATAAAGAGTCTGGAATGGACCCAGAAGATGGTGGTATTAATCTTCCTGACGCACATGGTGGTATTAGAAGAGATGATACTGCACAGGGTAAAGTGGGAGAACCGGGCGCTCCCGAAGATAGTACAGTATACAATCCACAGGAACAGCCCCCAGAAGAAGAACCAGAGGAATAAAAAATGAGTAGAGAATTTATAGATGCAATTGAAAACGGTGATAATTTATCAGCTGAATCTGAATTTTCAGATGTTATGATGAGTAAAGTTGGTAACTCATTAGAAACTAATAGACAAGAATTAGCTAATTCTTTTGTCAATAGTAAGGTTGATGATGTTAAAGAAACTTGATGAAGTTTATCAAACCACAGTTTTTGAGAAAGATGAACACAAAACATCACAGGAATACAAGAAATTGTCTCCTAAAATGCGGAAAGCAGTCGATTCCATCTTCAAAATCATGGATGCTAAACCTTCAGATTTCCTAAATACTTTTGAGAAAACTATAAGAGAAGTGTCTAAAAAGTTTGGTGTTACTGAAAAAGAACTTATGAGATACTTTGAAAAAGAAATGTTAGCAACATAGGAGTAGGGTATGTCATTTAAAACATTAAGAGTTGCTGGAACAGTCACCGCTGCACAGACAGCTGATGATGCAGCACATGAAGCTATTCTTGGCAAATTATCCCCAGCTTCTTCATATAGAGTAACAGAGTTTGCTGGTCAAGATGCTCTCTTTCTTATTTCAGATGATTACCCTGTAGCAACCTCTTCAAATGCATTCTACTTAAAAGCAGGAACTACAACAACAGTAGTTCCTGATGTAGAACGGGCACTACGATTTGCTTCTGGCGTTCCTGTAGCACAAAATAATGAAAGCGATACAGGTGCCAATGCAATAGTACTAGAAGAGGGAACTGAAAACCTGACAGGGCCTGGACTTCTTCTCTACGATAGAGCCGAAACTGAATTCCGTATTTCAGTAATCAATGAAACTGCTAGTAGTGATTGCGCTGTTTACGTTGAAGAAGTTGCACAAGGACACCCAGGCGCATGAATATAAAACTAATTTCAGAATCAATTCAAGATGTGGAATACATCTGTGAAGAAAAAGAAAACGGTAAAAAAGACTATAAAATTCGTGGCGTCTTTATGCAGGGCGATATTAAGAACCGTAATGGTCGTATCTATCCTAAAGATGTGTTAATGAAAGAAGTTGCTAACTATAACAAGAAATTTGTTGACGAGAATAGGGCATTTGGTGAGTTAGGTCATCCAGACGGTCCTACAGTCAACCTTGAAAGAGTCTCTCACCTAGTTACATCATTGAAACCAGATGGTAGTGATGTTATTGGTGAGGCTCGTATTTTAGAAACACCTATGGGTAAAATCGTCAAAACTTTGATGGACGAGGGAACAAAGTTAGGTGTTTCATCTAGAGGCATGGGAAGCTTGGACGAGAGGAATGGTGCCAAGTATGTGAGAGATGATTTTTACCTTGCGGCTGCTGCTGATATTGTTGCAGACCCTTCCGCTCCAAACGCTTTTGTAGAAGGTGTTATGGAAGGAAAAGAGTGGGTTTGGAATAACGGTTCGTTGATTGAGGCACATGTTGCAGAAGTGAAAAAGAGATTTGATGTTAAAAAACGTCAAAAGCAAGCGAATATGGAAGCATTAGAGTTTGCTAAATTCCTCAAGAAATTATAATTTATAAATATTATTTAACAAAAGGAGACTTCCTATGTCTGAATTAGACCAAACAATAGAGGAACTTGAAGCGGAGGTATTAGCGGAACTTGAAGAAGCTAGTGAAGCCGATGCTCCAAAAAAAGGTTCTGTCCCTGCCGAGGGGAAGAAGAAACTGAAAACAGTAGGTAATGCTGAAATTCAAGATGGCGGTAAAGCGGTTGTTGAACCCGATGCAGCCAGTTCACCAACTGATGTTGCTGCTGATAAGGCATCTGAAGTTTCCGGTGATGCACAACAAAAAAGTGAAGGCAAGCCTGACCCAATGCAAAAAATTAAAAAAGTCAAGGAAGCCGCTCACAAAGATGACGAAGAAGAGGACGAAGAAGACGAAGAAGAAGATGAGGTTGACGAGATGGCTCATGCAACTAAAGAAGACCTCATGGCTGCTGTGCATAAGAAAATGGAAGGTATGAATAAGAAAGACCTTATGGCTGCATATGGTTCCATGAATAGTGGTATGCATGAAGAAATTCAAGAAATTGATGAAGATGAAGTTTCTGAAGTTGTAGAGATGCACATTCAGAAAATTGATATTACTGCTGACGTTGAAGCTTTGGTGGAAGGTGAAGGCCTTTCAGAAGAATTCATGCGGAAAGCCGCAACAATCTTTGAGGCGGCTGTTAAATCAAAGACTCGTGAAGAAGTTACACGAATTGTAGAAGAACAACAAATTGCAATTGCTGAAGAAGTTGATGAGTACAAACAGTCACTTGCAGAAAAAGTAGATCAATACCTCGATTATGTTGTAGAGGAATGGATGAAAGAAAACGAGTTAGCAATTGAGCGTGGACTTAAAGGTGAGATTGCTGAAGACTTTATTTCTGGTTTGAAACAGTTGTTTGAAGATCATTACATTGACGTTCCAGACGAAAGATATGACGTTCTGGAAGCACAATCTGACAAGATTGCTGAACTAGAAGAGCAGTTGAATTCAGTTATGGAAAATAATATCAAAATGAATTCAGTTAACTCCGAATTAGTTCGGGAACAGGTCATTACAGAAGTTGCTTCTGATTTGACCGATACAGAGATTGAGAAGTTTGCCTCTCTAGTAGAAGATGTTGACTTTGGGGATGAAGATGGTTTCCGTGCCAAACTCGACACCCTAAAGGAAAGCTATTTTCCAAAAGTTGAAAACCTAGAAGAGACTTTTATTCATGATGAAGATGATTACGGAAGCGCCGCACAGGACATTGATACGAGTGATACAATGCAAAAATATATGTCTGCTATTGGTCGTGTCGAGACTCGTATTAACGGGCGCTAAGTTTAATATTATATAAATAGATGTAATAAAAATAAAGGAGAAACAAATGTTTCAAGCAGAACATCTACAAGAAAAGTGGTCGCCAGTCCTAGAACATCCCGATCTTCCAAAGATTGAAGATGCCTATAAGCGGTCTGTTACCACTGTTATCCTCGAAAACCAAGAAGCTGCTCTAAGAGAAGATGCAGCATTCCTTTCGGAATCCGTTCCTACAGGTAATGTTTCCGGTGTATCAAACTGGGACCCAATTTTGATCTCACTAGTTCGCCGTGCAATGCCAAACCTCATTGCGTATGATGTTTGTGGTGTTCAGCCAATGACAGGTCCAACTGGACTTATCTTTGCAATGCGGGCCCGCCATGCTTCAATGGATGGTGAAGAAGCATTGGTTGATGAGACAACCGGCGCAGCTGCAAACGGCTTCTCTGGTGACTTCTCGAACCAGAACGCTGCTGGTACAACTTCTGGACCAGGCGACATTGGTGCAAGTGAAAGCAACCCTGCTGCTCTTAACGACAGCCCTTCA